TAATGTATAATCTTTTTAAGATCTTCTACTCCATTTTTATCTTTATACCGCACCACGTATTTGATCACGTTTCCTTGAAAAAACGATAGATGGTTAGCTGTTATAAAGGTATAGGGTTGTATTTTATGTTTAGAATAATGGTCTCCACCTTCTTGTCGTAACGATGGAAACAACTGTTTAAACATGTTTGGATCGGTCATTGTATATTTTCTCCTGTTGGTAAGTTAAATAATGTTTCCCTATTGGGTAGTAATAACGATCAGTAGAGTAAAGAATATGTACACTATCTATAGCTCTAGTGACAGCCGTGTAGATATCTCTGTTCTCATCTATTCGTTCCTGTTTATTCTTCCTGTTATAGTCTGAGGCGTAATCACATCTATTAAATAATAATACATGATCTGCTTCGTCTCCTTTAACGGAATGAATGGTGTCTATAATAATCTTAGGGTCTTCCTCTAAAGTCTTCTGTCCGTAGCGTTTTAATAAACTAACAAAATATAATTTACGGCTAGGTATAAAATTTCTATTTAAAACATGCATCCATGTTTTAGTCTTCATATCATCAGGCATATCTAATCCACATTCTTGTGTTAAGTAGTCTAAAGTATATTTGGTGTACTCTGATTGATCTTTCCAAAACAAATCTTCTCTAAAGCTAGGGTTTTTAAGTTCTCTTATGTATTTAAAAACCATCTGTGCTTCTTTCTTATTAATAGCTTTACCTTTAGTTAACGCTGTCCATGCTCTAATATCTAACCATTCATTAGCATTAAAAGATTTGTTTCCTTTATTATCTGAAAAATAAAAACCCTCTTTTTTAGCCAGCATACGTAGTTGGTTAACTACTCTGTTTACTCTAGCTAAAAAGAACCATGAGCCGTGATACTTGGAGAAATCAATTTCCATAAAGGACAGATAGCGTTTAACCGCTCCTGTTTTATTAGGATTAAACCTAAAATCTTTCTCAATACTATCGGTAATGTCTTTTCTAATCATTTGTGAAAAGTTATGAATATTAGAGCCAAAGCGATACGTTTGACGTAATACTACTTTCCTACCAGGAAAATAAGTGGTAAAATATTTAGGGTCTGCACCATTCCATTTATAAATAGCCTGATCATCATCCCCTGCTAGATATACTCTCTTTACATTTTCTACGATCTTATAGATGACTGACCATTGCAAGGGAGTAAAGTCTTGGGCTTCATCTAGTATTAATACTTCAATCGGTGGGAAGCTTACTTCGTCAATAGCTCTCTCAATCATATCCGTAAAATCAATTAAAGGGTTGTTGTAGTTAGATCTTTTAAACGCTTCATAGGCAGTAATCTTTTTTTGAAATAGATCTATATTGTCTTTTTTATAAGACTCTTCTTTATATACGTCTATAGAAGGCCTCATCATGTTTCTTGATTTATCATTAATAGATAAAGACCAATCTTTATATACAAAACCCTCATCATCTAATCGTTTGTCAGTATGCTTGATAATGGTTTCTTCTAATGCAAAATCAATCATACATTCCTTAATATAAAAGATGTTTTCATTAAAGTAACGTCTGCAATATTTATGTAAGGTTTGAAATCTACTAAATTGTTGCTCAGAAAATTGTGGAAAGGCTCCTAGTGTTCTCTTTCTAGCGGTGTCTACTGCCTTGTTAGTAAAGGATATAAAAGCTATTTGTTCTGGGTCTACTCCTTTTTTTAAATACTTACGCACTACTTTCTCTACTAGCGTAGTGGTCTTTCCTGTTCCTGGAGGCCCATAAATCTTTACCGTTTTACGGTAAATCTTTTTAAGCTTGAGGGCTTCTAAATTTTCCCGTGTGGTATGCATCATCCATTTCAGATACGTTATCTTCCTTTGGTTTAACTTTAATTGATTGTTGGTTTACAAAATCTGGCATTTGTACTGACCAAACATTCTTAACACCTTCTACATAATCTACACGAATACATTCTAATAATTTAATTGCATCTAAAGAAGAATTAAACACTCTGCTTTTTTTATTCTTAAACCAATCATCCATGGTAGATCGTTTGAAGTAGCACATGTTTGTTTTAGAATCTAATATAACGTAACCATCTTTTAGTTTATTAAAGTCATCTACTTCAATAGTGTCTTCAAAGAAATCTTTTAAACCTTTATAACGTGCGTCTTCTAATGTTTCTTCAAACTGCATGTTTTTATTTTCTTTTGCACGTACAGTTATTTCTTTTAATAATAATTCAAAAGGAGCTGGGCCTCTCTTTGGTTTGGATAAGGTCATCCAGTAAATCCCATACTTTAAAAACTTAACTCTCCAACACTTTTCATCCTTCATATCTTCTGGAGTAACTACAATATGGTTTCCATCATAATCAAATTCATAGTACATCGTCTTTAAATCTTTAACGTAAGTAATGTTAATAAATTTATCTATAACAGAAGGTGTTTCTGGTTGAACCCCTAACGTCCTCATTTTACATAATTCTTTATTACAGATGCTTTGTAGTTCCTGATGTTTAGGAGGACATTTATAAAAGTAACCTCCTTTTTTAATAGACTTTGCTAAGCTGGTTACTTCTTTATCATCTAAAGGTCTTGAAAATATTTCTGTATTTCTTTTTCTAGCTATAGTAATTAGATCTTCTACACTAATCGCTTCATTCTTTTTTGTTTCTAAAACAAGGACATTGAATAGTAAATTGTTTCTATGGTCTCCATGCCACTTCTCATTAATTAATTTCTGTACACAAGGTGGATACTGTGACCACTGTGTTTCGGGTTCATAAGAATTTTCTTTAAAGTTTTTTAATGCTTCAATGGTCGTTATCTTCTCTTGTGCTAACTGTATAAAACTTGCACATAACATTCCTCTTCCATCTTCATTAAATGCGTATTCAGCTGCTGCATTAGCATTACTATAAGGCATACCTACTGCCTTATTCATGGGAAATACTTCATTTGACATAAAGTATTTGTCATTCCATTTATCTAATACAGATCTAATTTCTTTTACGTTTGTCCAATCTTTTAAAAATAAAAATAAATGTAGTCCTCCAGATTTAGATAATACTGGAATTAAGGGTAAGTTGGTTGTTTTAATTAAATCAATATATTTTTTAGTAGAGTATGCTGTGTAGTTTTTTGGATCTATATCAATGCAACCCCATTTAGCTACCTCTCCTTTTTCAGGAAGTATACCAATTTTATATTCCCCTTCTAAATGACCTTTCCACAGATCTTCCGTAACAGGTTCATGGAGCGTGGTATATTTTGCTTCTTTCTTACCACGCTCAGTGACCACCCCCGTAAGGGTGGCCTCAATGAACTTGGAATCATCTCCAGCAAATAGTTCAGCTAATTGCTTATGCATAAACTAAAATGGAACTGATTCGCTATTGCTTATTTGTTGTTTTGGTTCATCTTTACCAAAGTCAATCTTACCAAAGATATCACTCTTCATTGCTGATTCGTAAAATCCTTTGGTAGCTTCTAAGGTACTAACCATGTTAGGTTCGTTTAAAAATTTATCAAACTCAACAACCCAACCATACCAAAAATTCTGTGAATTAGATTCTTTGGTAGTCTTTAGTCTATAGGCTTGTGACCAAGCTGGTGGATTGAAAGAACCATTTTTACCTTTCAGTCTTCTACTTTGAATCATAGAATTCCAGGTTTTAGATTTTTTCTTTTGAGTTGATTTCATAGCAATCAAAGCGGTCTCTATAGGACTGTAGCTGTTGTCCAATAAATACACAAAATGATTACCTGTATCTTCCACATAATTACCATTAGGTAATCTGTCTTTACCATCATCGCCTCTTTTAGTTTGGGTCAAGATAGAAGTGTCTGTGTGTATACCTACTGGTCTACCTAGACTGTCTCCTTTATCTTTCCACTCATTAAAAGTGTTGATGTATAAACAAGGTGCAACAATAATTCCATCTTTACCTTTGTAAAGATTTCCTGTTACCTCATTATAGATGTCCCCTTGTTTTGCATCCTTTATGTATTTACCATCACTCTCGTCAAGTACTGGTGAATTAGCATAAAGAATTTTCAAGATAGGTAATCGTACGTCCCTTGCGGTAACAAGCTCACTACCTTGTCCTGCTAGTTCTTCCAAATTGAATTGCGCTGGAAGAGGCGCTTCTTTTTTGACAGCTACTTCTTTGGGAGCAGCCTGTGTCATACTTTCTTTACTCATGTTGTCTCCTTATTGTTTCGTGGTTATTTTAGTCTTGTTTGCAATGTAAACACCGAATAAATCGGAAGGAACATTTTTCCCTTTTTGTATTTGCTCTTTTACAAAAGCTTTTAGGGTCATCGGTTCCACCTTTTCGGCTTGCTTAACATTATGACCTTTTAATTGTAATTCGTCAACCAATTGTTTTGCAATTGCATCTTCCGAACGGCCAAATGTTAATGTTACATTGTTCTTAATCAAGTCCCCGTGACCATTATCACGTAGCCAATTAAAGGCTTCGTCTATTCTGGATACTGGGATTTTAGCGGCATAGAAAGGCCTGACCTCCACGGAAGAACCATCTTCCAATTTGATCATGGCTAATCCGCATGATTGCATTAAGTTAGGGATTGTCTGTTCAGATAGAAATGTCTCTGCTTCTTTTTTCTTTTTTACTTGTTCTTCTAGCGTGGCTATTTCAGTCTGAAGATCCAATAACTCTTTGCAAGATTTGGCAATATCTTTTGATTTGCCCGTGTCAA